TCGTGGCCAAGGAAAACGCTCGCGGCGTTGAAGCGGGTATCACGCCCGACATCTGGCTGACCGACATGAAGGAAAAGCGTCCTCACTGGTGGCCGACGTCGCAAGGTGGTGGTGCTGGCGGTGGTGCTGGCGGTTCCGGCGGTGGCTCGAACCCTTGGGGTGCCAAGAGCTGGGACCTCGACGCTCAGGGCGCCATGGTTCGTCAGGATCGTGCCAAAGCCGAGCGCATGGCAAAGGCTGCTGGCTCCAAGATCGGCGCAATCGCTCCTGCAAGCTCGGAGTAAACGCTGGCTTACGGCGTTGGCGACCTAGCGCATATTCAGTAACCATAGGCACGCGGGCATGGCTCGCGTGCCGACATTCTACGAGGCTGGACATGGTTCCGGCACTCTCTTCACCGAGCTGGCCATGGTGCTCGGCTCAGGTCTCCCCCACAGATCAGAGCCAATCAAAGGAGCATTCCAATGGCTGTTACCAAAATCTCGGACGTGGTCGTCCCCGAAATCTACACGCCCTACAAGCAGAACGTGACCGAAGAAAAGTCCGCTCTGATCCAGTCTGGCGTTGTGGCCCGTGATGAGAGCATCGACGCTCTGCTGAACGGCGGCGGCCTGACGTTCAACACCCCGAGCTGGAAAGACCTCGACAACGACGAGGAGAACACCTCGACGGATAATGACACTTCCAGCGCTTTGCCGAAGAAGATCGGCACCCTGACGGAAATCTCCGTTCGCCTCTCGCGCAACCAAGCCTGGAGCGCTATGGACCTTGCCGCCGACCTCGCCGGCTCGAAGCCCATGACCGCCATTGCCAATCGCGTTGGCTACTATTGGACCCGTCGTCTGCAGGCCATGTTCATCGCTTCGATGCAGGGCATCTTCGCCGACAACGCTGCCGCGCCCTCCGGTTCGGAGCACGTCCAGGGCGACCTCACCAACGACATCTCGGGTGGTGCATACTCGGCTGGCGTGACTGACTTCTCCGCCGAAGCCTTCATCGACACTGCTGTGACGATGGGTGACAGCGCACAGGCGCTGGGTATGTGCTTCATGCACTCCATCGTGTTTGCACGGGCGCAGAAGAACAACCTGATCGATTTCATCCCTGATGCACGCGGCGAGGTGGACATTCCCTACTTCCTCGGTCGTCGTGTGATTGTGGACGACGGTCTGCCCAACCCGGCTGGCGCTGGCGCGGCTCAGACGGCCTCTGGCATCTATCACACCTGGCTGTTCGGCGCTGGCGCTGTTCGCTATGGTGTGGGCACGCCGGAAACGCCCTTCGAGACCGATCGTCTGCCCCTCGCTGGTGATGGTGGTGGCCAGGAATACATGGTTGACCGCGTGATGTGGTGTCTGCACCCTGCCGGCCACGCCTACGTGGGCACCTCGCCCAACGGCGGTCCGACCAACGCAGCCACGTCCAACAACCTGGCGAACGCCGGTTCCTGGCAGCGGGTTTTCCCCGAACGGAAGCAGATCAAGATCGCGCGGCTCATCACCCGCGAAAGCTGACCAAGCTGAGGGGCTGCTTTGGCGGCCCCTTTTCACACCTGGCTTCTGAAGGAGAAGACACATGACCAAAGGACTTGCTCGCTCCCTTAGCCGAGGCTCGGCTCTGGCGCAGCCCATCACGAAACAGTCGATCGCATTCGAGGACGTGACCCTCACGGTGTCCGCAACTCTCTTTGCTGCTGGTTTCGGCTCGGTGGCAATCGCAGACTTCCCCGAAGGCAACATTCTGTTCCTTGGTGCCACTTCCTACGTCAGCTTTGCGGGCTCTGGCTCCGATGCCAACCTGGTGGACACGTGGAATGGCGACTATTCCATGTCAACGGCTCCGCTTGCCGATGCGGCCATCGACGGGGACCCGGAGCGGAACATCATCTTCACGTCCGCCGTCGGGCCTGCAGGCTCGGAGGTTATCAGCCAAGTGCGTGGCGAGAAGGGCGGCGTGACCGTCTTCGACAACACGGATGGGTCGCTGGAAATCAACCTGAACCTGACCATCGACGCCGCGGACATCACTGATAACCAAAGCGTGGACATCACGGTCTCGGGGGTTCTGCACATCGCATACATCGTCCTGGGCGACGACTAACCGATGGGCTGGCTTAGGCTGGCCCATCTCAACCTCTGAGGAGCAAACAGATGGCAAAGACCAACGAAGAAATCCTGGAGGCCGTTCGTGGCCTCAATCCGCAGAACGACGAGCACTGGACGGCTGATGGCCTTCCCCGCCTCGATGCTGTGGAGAACCTGCTTGGCAGCGACGTGTCCCGCAAAGCGGTGACCAATGCTGCACCTGACTTCACCCGCGCTGTTGCATCTGAACTGGTCGACGTGCCCGAGGATGGCGAACCGCCTGTGGATGAGCCTCCGGTTGAAGGCGATGAAGACGAAACGGCGTCCGAGGACGAAAGCACCGAGACCGAGACCGTTCTGCCGTCCCCCGAGCCGACACAAGAGACCGATACGGCTTCGGTGACCGATCCTGAACAGGACGAAGACGACCCTCTCGCAGAAGGTCCGGCCGACTTTGAAGCCGAACTGGACGCGGAGATTGCTGAAGCTCAGGAGCGCGTTTCCGACATTCAGCGCGCACTGGAAGAAGGCAAGCGGGCTCTGCTGGACGCGGAAGAAGAGCTGGGCAAACTCGTCGACGAGAAGAACCGGCAATTCCCGCCCATGACGCAGGCCGCTGCCATTCAGCAGTTCCAGCGCAATGAGCAGGCCAAGCGTGCCCTGGCACGTGGCGTCGGTGCAACCTCCTCGCCTCTCGATGCGGCCCTCAGCGCTCGTCGCAAGGTTCGTCGTCAGGGCGCTCCTGACTGAAAGGAATAACTGAATGGCGAAGCGACTTGCAACTCTGAGCAGCCCACTAGCGGTTCGCGCTCGCCTTCAGGCTGCTCTGTTCCATGCACGGGAACAGCGGCTGGCTCGTCAAGGGTCTTCAGCCGCTGTTCCCGTTATTTCATCGGCAACGCCCACAGGTGGTGACGTGGACGTCGTTGGCACTTCGGTGTCAGGGGCGCTTATCATCGTCTATGTGGACGGCACCGAAAGCGCCCGAGCACGTGCTGATGCGGCTGGTGACTGGACAGCCACAGTTACCGGGCTGGCTTCGGGCACCTATGATTTCACGGCCACGGTTACCAGTTACGGTATGACCAGTGCGGCCACTGTGGCAGAGGAGGTTGTGATCGCATGACCATTACTGTTGAGGATGGCACGGGTCTTGTGAACGCGGATGCCTACATTTCGGAGGCGGACGCAGACACCTATTTCCTGGCAATCGCCAATGCTACTTGGGCCGCAGCCACTACTGCGGCAAAAGAGCAGGCAATCGTCAAAGCAACCCGCTACATGGAGAAGCGCTTCGGCAACAAGTGGAAAGGCATCATTGCCTCGTCCGCTCAGTCGCTTGGCTGGCCCCGTGATTATGTCTATGACGAGCGGGGAACGGAACTTGACGACCAAGTGCCAACCGCCATTGCTCATGCCTGCGCTGAGTATGCCGTTCATGCTCTGTCCAATGACCTCATTCCGCCAGTGATCTACCCGGTCGCTGACGGCGCTCCTGTTCCGTTCGGCCGGATCAACCGCAAGGTGGAGAAAGTCGGTCCAGTCTACGAAGAGACCTACTATTCCACTGGTGGGGTTCATGCCTCCAAAGTCAGCTCAGGAAGTGCACTGGTCGACAGAGACCGGGTTGTCCAGTATCCTGAGGCCGACTTCCTTGTTGGCCCGTTCTTGCGCAGCACGAAGGGAGTTAGCCGTTGAGCCTTGCCACTCGCCTTCAGGGAACTGCAGCCCGCTTGATTGAAAAGCACGGTGCCGATATGATCGTCACCGCCCGCGCTGCTACGCCTGAACGCGAGAGCGGTAAGCCCTGGCGAGGCTCTACTGGAACGGTCACTGTGACAGTAGTGGCAATCCAGTATGACTATGAAGCTGAGGAAGTGCAAGACGCAGCATGGCGTCGGAACCATACTCGCTTTCTGGTAGCCGAGAAGGATACGGATGGCAACTCGCAGTTCACTACCGTTGACCTGACTACCGCAACAGACCTGGAGGACACCTCTGGCGATGTGTGGAGCATTGAAAATGTGGACATTGTTGAACCCGGCAATGATCGCATTGTCTATATTCTGAACGCAGCGAGGTGACCCATGTCTCTTACACGCGCTGAAGCTCGGGACGAAATGCTTGCGGTGGTAAATACTGCCCTGACTGGATACGATGCTTCGTTTCCAGTTCAATGGTATGACGACGACAGCCAGAAGCCTCCAAAGAACAGGAACCCTTTTGCTGAAGTGGGTGTGTATCATACCGCTGGCGGCCAAGCTACCATGGGTTCGACATCAACGGGCCGAACCTTTCGCCGGTTTGGTTACCTTGAAGTGCTGGTGCACACCCCCGAAGGTGACGGGTTGACGCTGGCCGACGAACTTGTTACGATCGTGCACGACGCCCTTGAAGGCGTGACCACTTCTGGTGGGGTCATCTTCAGGAATGTTCGTGCTACGGAGGAGGGAAAGTCCGGCTCCTTCCGTGTTACGAATGTTAGTGCGGACTTTGAATATGACCAGATCAAATAGGAGGCCTTAAACATGGCACAGGTCAGCAAGATCGACAGCAATGTGACGGGGCTCCGTTACAGCGTTGAGAGCGCCCTCGGGACTGCGGGAACCGTCTGGTATCCCTTGGACCCGAACAGCTACAATGACTTCGGGGGCAACTTCACGAAGACAGCCCGCACCCCGATCAACAACCGCCGCTCCCGCTACAAGGGCGTTCTGACCGACCTCGAGAGCGCCGGCGGGTTCAACATCGACATGACCCAGACGAATATCCAGGATTTGTTCCAGGGCTTCGTCTTCGATCAGTTCGTCGAGAAAGGGCGTCAGGAACCCACGGCCGTGACTGCGACCCAATACACGGTTGCGGACTCCAGCGACTTTGCTGCCAACGACCTGGTCTTTGCCTCGGGCTTCACGAACTCAGCCAACAACGGGCTGAAAGTCGTGGGCAGCGTTGCCGCTGGCGCCGTTCTGACCTCTGGCCTTGTGGCTGAAGCCTCGCCGCCCTCGGGTGCCAAGATCACTCGCGTGGGCCACCAGTTTGGCTCCGGCGACTGTAAAATCGATGCCAGCGGCGATCTTCCGATCATCACGGCCACTACCAAGGACCTCACGGAACTCGGGCTGGTTGACGGTGAGCTGATCTACATTGGTGGCGATACGGCAGCCACCGAATTTGGCACGGCGGCTGACAATGGCTGGTGCCGAGTGCGGACAACCAACAGCGCCACGTCGGTCACGCTGGACAAAGCCTCGGGTCAGATGGTGACGGACGCCGGCGGTTTCAAGACCATCCAAATCTTCTTCGGGCGCACCCTGAAGAACCAGGAAGGCACGGCCATCACGCGGACGTCCTATCAGCTGGAACGGACGCTTGGCGCTCCAGACGACAGTTCGCCTTCG